GGCTCCTACGCGCTCGACAAGAACCCTTTCATCCCTCTTCGGTTCTCCCGCATCGACGGCGAGGACTACGGACGTGGTTACGTTGAGGAATACCTCGGCGACCTCCAATCACTTGAGGGGCTCACTAAGGCCATCGTAGAAGGCTCCGCGGCTGCTGCTAAGGTTCTGTTCCTCGTGAACCCCAACGGTACTACCCGCGCTAAGACTCTGGCTGACTCCCCCAACGGAGCTATCACTCAGGGCAACGCTAACGATGTGTCTGTTCTCCAGCTTGAGAAGTTCAACGACTTCCGTGTGGCCCAAGAGACCATCAACACAATCAAAGAGCGTCTCGGCCAATCCTTCCTGCTTACGTCCGGTGTTGTTCGTGACGCGGAGCGTGTGACAGCAGAGGAAATCCGTATGCTCTCTCAGGAGCTTGAGTCAGCCCTCGGTGGTCTTTACTCCCTCCTTAGCACCGAGCTACAGATGCCCCTTATCAATCGCCTTATGGACATCATGCGCCGTAAGAAGAAGCTGCCCAAGCTTCCCAAGGAGCTAGTAAACCCTGTCATCATTACTGGCGTTGAGGCTCTGGGACGCGGTAACGACCTCCAGAAGCTCGACCTGTTCCTCGGCGGCGCCCAGCAGGTTGTCGGGCCAGAGGCCGTAGCTCAGTTCGTAAGCGTAGGCGAATACTTTAAGCGTCGTGCTACCGCACTTGGTATCAAGACGGATGGACTCATTAAGTCCGAAGAACAAATGCAAATGGAAGCGCAACAAGCGCAGATGATGCAGATGACGGAGAAGCTTGGCCCAGCGGGTATCAAGGCTGTCTCTGACCAAGCATTGTCACAACAAGAACAACCTGTAAGCGAGGAATAAACCGATGGCAGAGACCTATACGACACAAGTAAACGAAGTAAACCCGGAGGAGAATATCTCTCTGGAGAAGCAAGCTGCTATGCAAGAAGAAGCAGCCAACCAGCGTAACCAAACGCTTGAGGCCAAGCCCGAAGAGGGCAAACAAGAGGCCAAAGAAATCGTAAAAGAAGACGAAGCTCCAGAGCGTCCCGAGTGGCTCGACGAAAAGTTCGAGTCCGCAGAGGACATGGCGAAAGCCTACAAGGAACTTCAAAAGAAACTTTCAAACAAACCCAAGGAGACTAAAAAGAGTGCCGAAAAGTCAGAAGAACCCGCAGAGGCAGTTACTAATCTTAACGCCGCAATTAGCTCGGCAACTGAGGAGTTCTCAGAGTCGGGCGAACTTTCGGACAAGACTTTCGAGGCTCTGGAGGCGGCTGGTCTCTCTCGTGATTTCGTAGAGCAATACCTAGCGGGCCAACAGGCTATTTCCGTAGCACAGGCTGCTGAAATCAAAGAGGCCGTTGGAGGTGTTGGTAACTACGAAGCCATGTCCGAGTGGGCTGGTGAGAACCTTACAGACGCTGACCTTGACGCCTTCAACGCCCTTGTAGAGGGTGGCTCTGTGGAGCAAGCTCGTGTAGCCGTTAAGGGACTCTATGCGCAGTTCCTAGCTGCTGGTGGCAAAGGCCCAGAGCTTGTCCAAGGTGCTACCTCCGGGAGCGACGTAAAGCCGTTTGGTTCTGCCGCTCAAGTCACAGAAGCCATGAAAGACCCACGCTACTCCAATGACCCTGCTTATCGTGAGCAAGTCGAGAAGCGTCTGTCGGTATCCTCAATCTTCTAAGACATGTCTATAGAACTCTTATCAATGCTTGGAGGTGGCGTCACGGGTTTCGTGATGCGCCTCATAGCTTCCCAAGCGGAAGCACAGGGTAGGGCTCTTGAGTCCGCCCTAAAGCTCCAAGGAGCCGCTGACGACTCTGCTGACCGCGCTGCTGCCCGTGGCGGTGTGTGGGTCAGGCGTCTTATTGCTGTAAGCATCTTGTTCGCGGTAATTGTTGCGCCCTTTATTATGTCAATTATCGACGTTCCCGTGGCCCTTGAGAACCAGCGTACAGGTATCTTGAAGTTCCTTCTTGGGAATGGTGGATTTGAGCAAGTTGAAGGCTTTGTCCTGTTGCCAGAAGTTCGTCAGGGTATGCTTGCTCTGCTTAGTTTCTACTTTGGCTCCAGCGTCATTAAACGCTAGCACCCTTACTCTAGATGAATTTGTCAAACTCGTCCCTCTCTGGGAGACTCCGAAAGGTAGCCATCATACTATCATTGGAGACGGGGGCTACGCTTATGGCCTTTACCAGATTACTCAGAGCATGGTGGACGACTTCAACCGAATCTCCGGCGAAAAAGTTCGTCACGTCGTTGCGTTTGACCCTGTGTTTAGTCAGCGGCTTTGCAAGACTGTTCTGGAACACTATTCGAGGAAGATACTAGCGGAGGGTTATGAGCCCTCGCCTCTGCATTGGCTTTATATCTGGAATGGCGGTGGTGGAGCATGGAGACGTGTCCATCACCCCATTAACGACCAAAAACAACTTAACCTAGAAAGGTATGCCAAACGAGCATACGAGTACATAAATCAGTATGAAAAGAAAAGGCGTTAGTCTGCGGAAAGAGCACAAATCTGAAAGCGGCGGTTTAACAGAAAAAGGCCGCAAGTACTACAACGCCAAAACTGGTTCCAATCTCAAACGCCCCCAGCCCGAGGGAGGTTCACGCAAGAAGTCCTTCTGTGCTCGCATGAGCGGCGTTAAGGGGCCAATGAAAGACGCCAAAGGACGTCCCACCCGCAAGGCTTTGGCTCTGCGTAGGTGGAAATGCTAATTATGAGTCTCTACGAAAATATCAATCGACGCCGCAAGCTCGGCATCTCCCGTAGCAAGAAGAAGTCTACGGTATCCCCCAAAGCCTACCGCAACATGAAGCTAGGCTTTCCTAAGAAGAAAAAGTAAACACTTTCGTTCCCCAGCTAGGAGTAGCGAACAGGCCCACCGAGGTGGACAACCTAGGAGTAAAACAAGCGAAGTGGAACACCTAAACCAACAAACCAATAAAAACTAAAATAGGAATAAATACATATCATGGCTGATACAACTGCATCCCGTTTGGGACAAGTAAACGCGTCTGGTGATGTAAACTCTCTGTTCCTGAAGGTGTTCTCCGGTGAAATCCTTACCACATTCGAGGAAATGAATGTGATGAAGGACTTGCACATGGTTCGCACCATCAGCAACGGTAAGTCTGCACAGTTCCCCGTAACTGGCATCGCTAACGCCAACTACCACACTGTCGGTGAAGACATCGTAGACGGAAGCAATGGCTACCTGTCTACAATCAAGCACGCTGAGCGTGTCATCTCTATTGATGACGTTCTCATCGCTTCTACCTTCATCGCTAACATCGACGAACTCAAGAACCACTACGACGTCCGTAGCATCTACGCTAAGGAACTCGGTAAGGCTCTTGCTAAGCGCTTCGACATCGCAACAATGAAGACTCTGGTTGCTGCTGCTTCCGGTACTTCTCCTATCGGCGGTAACAGCGGTACAACTGTTTCTGGCGCTACAACTAACACTGCTTCGGGTCTCGTTGACGCCCTCTACGCTGTTGCTCGCTCGCTTGACGAGAAGGACGCTCCAGACGAAGGCCGCTTCGCTATCCTCACTCCTGAGCAGTACTACACCCTGCTTACATCCGACAACGTTGCTATCAACCGCGACACTGGCGGCGTAGGTAATGTTGCTACCGGTAAGATTGCTCAAGTTGCTGGCATCAGCCTCTTCAAGAGCAACCACCTCAGCGACATTATCAGCCTTGGTGACGTTTCTACTGACGCTTCTGGCGACGGCTCCCAAGGCAACGACGTGTTCGGTGCTAGCGGTACTGGCTACAACGGTGACTTCTCTGACCTTACTGGAGGTGGAACCGGTGCGGGCATGAAGGGCTTCATTGCCGGTACTCGTGAGGCTATCGGTACTGTTAAGCTGCTCGACTTGGCTACCGAGTCTGAGTACCAAATCCAGCGTCAAGGAACCCTGTTCGTAGCTAAGTACGCTATGGGCCACGGTGTCCTGCGTCCTGAGTGCGCCGTTAAGGTCGTTCCTCCTGCCGCTCCTGCTGAGTAAACCCTAATCTCAACCGAGACCCCCTTGGGCCTATCCCCTTGGGGTCTCTTTTTACAAAATAGACAATGAAAATTATTGATA